CTAAATCAGATATAGTATCTACTATCTTATATGATATAGAATAGCAAAATTTTTTGAAATATCCAAATTATCCGTTGATATCCTTAGGCACTTTAAAATCGTTATCTGTGTATAACTGCAATGGATCGGTTAATATCCCTGTTAAGCCTGGCAAGTATTTGTTTGCGGCCGTTATTTGTTTTTGATTTTTCGATCGAACCCCCAGATTAACGGAGCTACCAGAAACTACATCTTCAATATTTCCAGAAACATACCAACGTATTTGAATTGAATTGTATAAATTTTTATCAATTAAGCCTGACTCTAATGCCTGAAAATGTGTTTCATCAACTTCTATAATTTTCTGCTCATTAATTTTTTGCAAAAAATATCTATTAAATACACCATCTTTACGTATTTTATCTGTAACAAAGGGTTTGAATGGAACTGGTGTTAAATATTTTGTTCGTATATCTTTTTTTAATTCTTTATACACCGTTGATATTTTAGAACGATCTATAAATGGAAATAATTTTTTTGATGTTTTAGAATTCCATACTGATCCGGTGTATACTTCATTTGTTATGTATCGATGATATGATCCTCGATATTCTTTACCATCTGGTGTTTGCCATTCTCGGCCGGATGTAAACAATCCTTCGGTAATTTCTTCTGGTAAATAAAATGTTTTCTGTCTCATATTATGATATTTTAGGTCTCATTATACAACTAATATCACTAGTCCATTTGCCATCATTAGAAACGTTATGGGTTATTGATGTTATACTAAACACTGTATTTGCTCGATATCTTGCTGGCAAACCATCAAATGTTAAAACATCACCATACCGCAAACCATTAATACCATCTATAGTAAAATTAACAGTAAATGGAAATATCGGAGCAGTTAACTGTTGTGATTTACGTATATCTGCGGTAGGGAATTTTAAATAGTTTGTTAACGCTTTCCACAGAGCTCCAACAAATTGTGGTTGTTTTGGAGATAAACTCATTTGACTTCGTGCTTCTCGCAACTGTTCTAAATTTTGTTCATACTTTTTTTTGTATTGTTGTATTGTTTTATTCAAAGTATTTACATCTTTAGAATTATACATAAAATTCATATATGGGGCAATTTCATCATCTACAACTTCATCACCACTATTTAAAACATAAGATAAATTTTTAGCATTTTCTGGTAATTGTGCTTGAAATGTAAAAGATTGAACAATAGTACCAAATTTATTATTAGCAAACATCGGTACACGATATGCATTAACTGGTATGGTAACTCCGTCACTAGTAATAGATGTATTAATGCATTTAACATCGATAAAAGCCAATTTGGTAGGATCGCTTGGTAGCGACATTAATTTTAATAAAATACTACCACCGGTGGCGTAGTTAATACGTCCACTAATAGCTGCTAAAAAATTCTTCAATGTGAAGTTTTTTGTATTATTTTCTGACAGTGAGTCAAGAATACTTTCAATTAATTGTATATTAATAAATATTCTAGAAGTAAATAGACGAGCTGTGCCATCTTTATTATTTTCATAAATTCCAGTATATGGTATAGATGTTTCTGTCGATGTTGTAGAAGTAACATTGGTATTTACTCCTCGATAATATGCTAATATCTTCTGGATTATTTCCAGTAGGTAATAATAAAATTTCATCAGGTATGCATGATGTTAGATGTTCTAAATAATTGCTAAAACATATAATATCATCACATATAATTGACGGAAAATCTACAGAATTACTTATTTTTGGAATTAATATATATTTGTTAATTTCACTAATTAATGCTCCTAATGTAATATATCGATGATAAAAGTTTGTAGATTGTTCTTGTTGAGCATATATTGCTAAACTTGCTGATAAATTAACTGAAGACGAAACTGCTGCTTCAAAAGAAGCTGAACCAGATTGTTGTTGTGCTAATGCTGTTTGTTCTATTAAAAATATATTTAAAGCAGAATCATTAGAAGTAGCATCATAAGGACGTCCGTATAAAATATATTGGTCAGTAGGTCCGAGTTTAGATGTATTTGCTCTATATGGAATTATACCAGTACTAACAGATCCTGGATCGAATTGTGAAATTCTAGAATCTACATTTGACTGTATTACTTTATATAAGGTGGTTACCGTAGATGTTGGTTCTAATGTAGATGGGTTTAGTAAAAACGGACTAACTGAGTTTTGGTATTGTTCTTCAGTTAATGGTAATGGGGCTGTAGGTGTTAATATTTCATTAGTTCCAAAATCTGGATTCAAATCTATATCATTTGTAGTATTTTTTTTGCCTTGTGTATCTGGCGACATAAACATTGTTATATCTGTAAATACGTTGCTAGTACCAGTTAGACTCAATGTTGCATCAATTTGTCCCGTGTCAGTGTATGAAAAATCAAATGATGTTATTAACCCTTCAAATGTAAATCGATTCATGTCATCAATTTGATCATAAATCATATCTGGAGTTAATCCTGTATCTTTATATCGCTCTAATAATGCTTTGCGTTTAGGCAATGTAGTTTCTGTTAGTTTAAGTTTAGTAATTACAGCCGAATCTGGATGTTCTAGTTCTATACGAACAAAACGACCTGGATAAAACCAAATTGATTCTACATCTTCTAAATCCCGATCTGGATTTGGTATACTTATATTTAATGTTGCTTTATTTAATAACCCCATTGAGTGATCGCCAACCGTAATATCTACCGATGTTAAATACGGACCGGTTCTTCGTAAAGTATCTACGCCGGCTGTATTAGCTTTCAATTCAGCTAAATCGCCGTTAAATACAATTGTTTCGGTTATTAACGTAGAATCTGATAAATATCCGTTTTCTCCCCCCGGCAAAAATTTTCCTTCTCGAACCGTTTCGCCGCCTAAAATGTTCCAGGTACCCTTAGCTAAACCGCTTCTACTATTAGGTCCAGAATATGCTGTGACACGTGCATTAGCTATTTTACCTAACATGAAGTTTAAAGCTTCGGTACTACGATCTGTTTTACCAGCTAAGCCCCGAGCGTTTAATTCTTTTTGCAGGTTAGCATCAACATTTGAATAAAATATTTGACTCATCTTGTAGCATTATCGACAACCGGTATTCGTAATCTGGTATTAGGTGGTATAACATATGTTCCTTTACCTAGTCCATTTGCATTAGCAATCAACGGCCATGCAGTTGAATCGCCATAAAAATCTAAAGCCAATTTATCTAAACGTTCAATACCAGTTGTTCTAATAAAAATATCAGATGTCGATACTGGAAATTTATTATATATTGTTGTTTCTATTCGGCGTTTGCCTGTAATTGGCTCTCGTATTATCTGGGTTCCGGTGTATCTGTTCATATTCTAATTACATTAAATTTTTATTAACTAATATCAATCATTGATAAATGGCGATACTGCTTGATTATATTCTGTTTGAGTTAATGGAAGTTGTTGAGGTGTTTGATTATTAGGCGGAGCATCGATAGTAACGGTTTCTGTTCCTTTATCTTTATCGTTAACTTTCCACCGGTCATTAACTACAACATCACTATTTCCTTTGAAATCACTTAACCAGTTATGATTTCCTTTAAGTGGTTCATCAGTTTGTGAATCAAAGTATTTAGCCAAGGTATAGAATCTACCTTTTTTCTGTGGCAATTCTGTACCTATAATATTAAATCCACATGATACTGCAACCTTTTTTGGTACTTGCATCATATCGGGATCATCTTCAATATTAATTTCCCATGTAGTATCGCCATCAACAAGAGTATATGATAATGACGTCATGATAACAGGAACTTGAAAAAATAAATCACCAATTGTTAATCGCATCCATGGACCTTCTAAAGAAATGCTATCAGTATATGTTGGGGCAGTATACCCAGCTAATGCATTTAATTTTCTCCAAATTGGTTTTAATTCATCACGTGATGTTGCATATACCGTAAAATCTAAGCTTAGATCCCTAGTATATCCGGTATAAATATAATTAGGATCTGCTCGACCAATCATGGTTTGGTTAGTCCACCCCGGATTAAACGTATCACTTAATGATCCTAAAGTAGCTCTAAAAACTATAACATCATCATCAATTTTGTTTCCTGTCGCATCATCTTTAATAGTAGTACGATTTTGTCCGGTGCGTAATCCTGGCCTAAGTTTAGGCCCCGTAAAATAAAATTTAATAAAATCTTGTGTTTTTTCTAATTCACTAGCAAAATTTTTTGCTCCCCGATCGGTCCACTGATATATATTTTTTAAAGATCGTTGTCCATAATCAATTACATTAACCCGATCACCAACAAACGGCATTGCCAATTCAATTGGATCTAGTGTAGGTTTCCATTTGTTAAGTTCTTTATTCCAAACAGTTGTTACATGACTTCTAGACGTGAAGTCATTTCGATATACATACGGATCGCCATGGGAGCCCCAACCAAATCCAGTTTTACCGGCTCCATCTAAATTAAAAACGGTATAAACTCCATATGGATTTGCTGATGCAGCTGCGTATGCAACAGTCCTAGGATTACCGGTTCTCAATGCAGCAGATACGCCATCTGCTCTATACAATGAAAGAGCCCCAGGCAATGTTTCTTGAAGATATTGTTTTGCAGGTTTTTCTGTGTCTGTTTTTTTATCCAAACCAATCGTAAATCGCATATTACGAAAATCTGGATATGATGCCTGAGATACTTGCGGAATTCCGGTAACACTACCTAAAATATTAACACCAAATCCGACTGCCATTTTAGCAGCAGTTGCCCAGTTATAATTTGTAGATTCTTCGCTTTGAGCTGTCCAATTATTAGCATTAGGATACAGTTCATAGTTTATACCTGGTATTATTGCAGTACTACGAAGTGCTAATCCGGCGGCTCCTAAAAGTGGATTGTTTGGTATATTTACTGAACCATCTGCTGAAAATATAGATGATTCTCCAATTAACATGGTTGGATTCACTTTTAGAAATGATCCATATGGAGTACCAAAATATTCATATAACTGCGGTGTTATATCAAATGAAGAATTTCCCCCATACTGATTTACATCTGCATTAGAATACTTATTTTTAAATAATGGCCAAAGTGGATGTTCTGAATTAAATGGATATATCGTTGTAGCATTATTAAATGCTCCAGAAAATTGATATGTTTCATCTACGGTAGGGTTTGGATATGTTAAATCTGGTAATATGTTAAATGGAGTCTGAAATTGAGATTCATTACCAATAGTTGGATTACTCATAGTTTAACTCCATTATCCATAATATGGTGTATTAATACCGCTATATGTTTGATTTAATAATTGTTTGGTTTGATTGTTAATAGCATCTACTACTGCTTTTGCGAATGTAGCAGTATCACTTGTTCCGCCAAATAATTTAGTACCTGCTACAACCATATCATTATCATTTAATTGTATAGCTCCTTCTTTAGCAAATAATGTTCGTTTTCCATAGCCGGGGAATGAAACCATGTCATTCGCGAAGGGGTTTAACTTGTCTATAGGCTCCTTTACTTTATTGAAAAGTTCAAGAGTGGCGTCAAAAGTAGCCATTGCTTGATTATATAAAATCCTCGCGGCACCAGCTTCTCGAGTTTGATCTGCACTGACCTCATATTTACCTACTGAAAATTTTAATAGTGCTTCTTTAGACATTTTTGTAATATCTGCCTGATCTTGGAGAGTAGCATAGAATAATTGTGCTTTTTGTATTTCAATCGATTCTTTAAGCAAATCTTCAGTGCTCCTAGTATCAACTTGGTCTGAAAATGTTTTAAAATCTTCTGGAGTAATTGCCCCAGCTTTTAACGCAGCGGCTGCCTGTGCTATAGCATCCGAACCTTCTAAATCAATAGTTAATCCTTTAGCAGCAGATTTATCTAGTATTTTTTTCTTTTGTATAGCAGATGCAAGTTGTTGCTCATCCATTCCTAATAACTGAGACATCTGTTTACGAGCAAATAAATTGCTTTCTAGAGTCTCGCCTTCTTGTTCAATTAATTGATTCATGGCCTCTGCTTGGGTAGCCATATCGCCTCGTAAAGCAGCTTCTCGTATCGTGTTTGTTAAACTCTTGCCAGTAACTTCGTCTACTAAACGACGTCCCGATAACAACTGATATTCTAATTCACTTCCAATGCTAGATTCTATATCCAATCGCCAGCTGGATCGATAGAATCAGCTATATTTTTAGTAGCCCGAAGCATTTCGTCACCAGTTTTACCAACGCTTTGTGCATATAATGTATATTTATTTGCTTGATCTTCTGTTAATCCTAAGTTAGTTTGTAGAATTTTCTGCGTTTTAATCATTCCTTGATAAAAGCTTTTATCAGAACTAGCACTTTGTCTTAAAGTTGGCAATAGATTTTTTATCGCACCAGCATATTTTCTAATATTGTCTTCAGATATTGCGTATTGATGTGCTACTTTATCTAAACTAGCACCTAGTTTTGCAGCACTTTCGGCAGTTAATCCAAATGAATCTTGTAATGATTTATTTCGTTTTTCAAAATCTAATGCTTCTTTTACAACTGTTTGATATTTTGTCCCAAGATTATCTAGTATACTAGATAAATACTGATAACCGGAAGCTTTTCTTGTTTGATCGTTAAGTTTATTTATCGAGTCAGTAGCCGACACAACCGATGAACCTAAAACTTTAGCTGACGTATTTAACGCACCCAAAGCATCAGATATAGTAGTAACGCGACTATGTCTAGGTTGAAGTTTTAAACGTTGTATGAGTTTGCTATGTTGATTAGATGTATACATTTAATATAAATATTAACGATTAACTTTTTTATGGCCAGCTAATTTCATCTGAAATTCAATTTTTTGAGCTTCATATTCATTTCGTTCCGCAACTAATTGATTAGTACGGTTAACCCAATGACGGCGAAGCATTATGGGCATATTGTATAATGTATTCCAGTCCCATCGGCCTTCTCCGTGCCAAAGCATATTGAATAAGTTATCGTGTAATGCTACTCGATCTTCAGGTTTAAAACCAAAAAAGTTGTGACCCGATGGGAAACCCAACGTTGAAGGTGCTCCCATCTTCACCTTCTATACTAATAGTTAAATCTAATCCTGGGGTGTTAGATGCTAGATATTTCCGAAACTTTTTTGCGTCAATTGATAAAAATTCATAACGTATAAAATGTTCAATAGCCGTTGCACTTCTATCAGAATTAACTTGCGTAATTACAGCTTTTAAAAACGAAGATATTGTAGAATCATTTATTTGAGCGGATGGAATTTTAAATTTCAAAGTATACTCATCATTAACTTTATATTCAAATTCACCTAAATCATCTGGTATTAACGTGAAGTCTTTAGATTTTAATGTACGTAAATCAAACGTACGTTTAAGTTCATTTCCTGTTTTTGGATCTGTAACAAGAATCTCATAGTCTGCCCCGTATGCTAATATACGTGCATTAATAATTAGTCCAAATTTATCATCAGCTGCAATATCCGATATATTTACGTTGGTAGTTATAATAGATTCTAATAGTTTATCAAAAACTACACCAGTTTTCATATATGATGCATTGGTTAATATATCTTCATCATATGCTGTCATATACCGCATTTCAACGGTACCACTACGCAATATATGATTTTTTGGATAAATATTTCCACCAGATACTAATGGCACTATTACTGTTGGTAAAGTTTTTCGTTGCTGTTGTTCGTATTGCTCTCTAGCTAAATTAACATAATGTTGATTATCGATACGGTCTGTCATTTTACTCATTATAATTCCTTTATAACTTTATTATAAATATCAATGTGCATAAAAAATGGGAGCCGAAACTCCCATATTATTTTTATATAATTTTTTAGAAACTTAAGAATGCCCAATCATATCTAAGTGTTACTTCAATTGTAACTACTTCTTCAGATCCCCAATCCAAACTACCAAAGTTTGACTCAGTAATATATGTTCCATGCAATGTCCATTCTTCAATAACTTCACCTAATGGAGATAATTGTCGCAGTTTAACATCTCTTTTATAAAATGTAGAATATCCATCGCGTCCGGTTGCGGATTCATGGTGCAAACGGATCCATTCCATTACTGCTTGAGCTCCAGATGGCACAATAGCATCATATATTGATATTGAAATCGTATTCCATGAAGTTTTACCTTTAACATATCTTTTTACGTTGATATGATCTAAAGGAATTTCACCGTTAGATATTGTTGGTTTTGATGCAGTTTTAATTAGAAATGCAGGTATTCCGTTTGCATCTGTCATGACAAATTGATGAGCTTTTTTTGGTTCCCACGAATACGCTTTTGACCAAAATGTTGCTTCATCACCATAATCATATAACGCTGGGTTTACGTTATCATTAAGTCCGGCCATTTTTCATCCTTATTTTCTTATAAATATATACAACGTAAAAAAGGTAGAACCTAAGTCCTACCTTTCTTTAATTTAAAATTTACTAATCCGGGAACGCAGCACCGGTAGGCTGAATATTAAAATCTAGTATAATAAATTCAGCTGTACGAGTCGGTTGCAGGAATATTTGACCATACAATATATTTTGATCGATAATATCAGGTGTAT